TAGTAGCAGCATTAATACCTGCTACACCCGCTCCTACAATTACAATTCGTTTACTCATTTCCATTATTTTTAATACGTTAAATATACAAACAAAAAGTGACGTCTCCAAATGAAGACGCCACAGATGTCAATGTTTTTTTTAAAAGCGACTGGCTATGAATCAGTCTATAAATTTTTAGGATTAATCAAATGTTACTAAAGCGTCCCATTTAATATCTCCATTAGGTAGTAATTCTAAATTAATATCAGGATTACCTTCTAAAGTATATTTCCCACCTGTAGATTTTAAATGATCTATTAGTTTTAAAAATATTTTTGCATCCTCGTAATCATCAGAAGCAAATTCTTCTTTTTCCCAAATACCTTCCTGTTGTCCTTCTTCTTCTTCAACTGATTGATCAAATAAATCAATAATATAATCCTCAAGTTTAGAATTTATTTTTTCTTTTAATAATCTGCCTTCGGCAAGATATTTTCTTAAATCAAAGTTATCCATTTTTTATATTTATTATACCATTAATGATTTTATTGCTGGGAAGGCGTTAGCAACTGCTTCGTCAGATTTAGCTAATGTTTTTAACGCTGATAAAGATGAGTTAAACCAATCTGCTTTTTCTAAACTTGATACAGCACTTACTCCGTAACCGGCAGCCATACTACCAACTACAATTGCATAAATAGCTTTAACAGTTAAATCTAATTTTGTTTTATCTTTAATAAAGAATGCTAAAACACGTCTAATTGGTTCTTGAAATGATTTTTCATTATCATGAGCCCATTTATGAACTTTTTCAGCAAAATCTTCACCTTTTTTCCAATTTAGTTTTTTCATTAACTTAGCCGACATTTTAGAAACAAATCCTAAAACGGCATTACCTGTTAAAACACCTGCTATAATAGATGTTACTACAGCTTCATTTAACTCTTCAGGGTTTTCTGCTTTTTTATCTTTTAATTCTCTACCTATAGTAGCTGCTATTTGGTTAGCTGCACTTTGAAATTCAGCATCAAATGCTTCTTCTTCAGCTCCCCCATCTTCATCACCTTCTTTAACTATAGTTTCGTTTACTTTACCTTCTAATTTTTTTAGTAAGTATTTAACATCACTAATATAATCATCAGGAGCTACTCCTTCTTGATATTCAAGAAGCCATCCTAAACCATCTATTAATATACCTAAATCAACAGAATCAAATGAAAAAGATTTTACTTCTTCATTCAATTTACCTTCAGCTAAGTATTTTTTTAAATCAAAATTGTCCATTATGCATTTCTAATTTTACCTGTTATATAATCTACTAAATCATCTTTAGCATATCCTTCCATTCCTGGTTCAGTCATTGGACCACTTTTCCATTCTTGGAAAATTCTAACAATTTCGTCTACATGATCAAAAAGATCAGAACCCATGGCTTCTACATATCCATCAGTATCGTAATCTTCGTCTTCGAATTCTTCGTGAAGTTTACCTTCAGCTAAATATTTTTTTAAATTAAAATTATCCATTTATTTTTATTTTTAAGTCCGTATTACCTTTTATAATACGATGAATTTGATTTGCAGTTATAAATATACGATCCCCTTCTTTAAGTGAAACTGGTAGTTCATTGTCTCGTTGAAATGACCAACCTTCACCTTCTAGTATTTCAATATTCCTATCTTCTTTGTCTTGATGCCAAACTAATTCTAGTTTGTTTACATTTTTTGAAAATGTTCTTACATTGGCATCGTTAATGTAAGGTTTAGTCTTCGTTTCTTTTTTGCCAATCATAAGATATACTATTTTTTACAATAGGGCCACCTTTAGCCCAAGTTCTACAAGTTCTAGCAGAATGACATTTAAATTTATGCATCCAACAATATCCTAATTTTCCATCTTTATCTGAAATTTGACCAGGCATACATTCTTCCATTCTAGGAGAGATGTCAAATGCCACACAATTACCACATAAAGATTGTTTAGCCGCTTGTACTGTTGTATCCCAATGTTGTGCTAATTCTTTCCAGTAATCACCAGGTTCATCAACATTTAGGGGACCATATTTAATATAATCCGCTTTAATAGAGGCATCTCTATTTCTAGTATTTAGTTCTAGATTTTGAGTTGGAGCAGGACAAGTCATTCCCTCTTCAAATAATTTAGCTTCTGCTATATATTTTTTTAAATCAAAATTATCCATAAATTATTTTTTGTCTCTAATTAACAATTCACCTAATACTTCTAACCTACCAACTTCTCTTTGAAATTCAATTGGTGTCATATTTAATGAAATGCTTTTTAAAGTGCTTTCAAATTCTTTTATAGCAGCATCACTATCAAATTTTCCAGTAGTTGCTTTTTTATAGTATGGAGCTTTAACTTTAAAATGGTGCCATGTTAATAAAGCTAATCCACCTTTTTCTTCAGCGTTTGATGCTATTTTAGCTGCACCTTCACCACGTGTTTCTGCAAATTTTTCAAAAGTTTCTATTTCTTTTTTTGCTTCTGCTAAGTACTTTCTTAAATCAAAATTGTCCATATTATTATATATTTCCATTTTATTTATATTTCCAAATATACCCTGCAGAACTTTTTAATTTTCCTTTACAGCAGTTAGTTATATTGGCCCAATCAAATCCTTTTTCTTTATTGTGAGCTTCCTAAGCACTTTCCCATTCTTTAATAAAATGTGATTGTTTATCGTATTGAAGCACAGTTTTAGATCTAGCTTTACTTATTTTTTTATTTCTTTCTTTAGTATTAATTTTAGCTTTTGTTTCTTCACTGTGAGTATACCCACTGAAGGTTCCTCTAACATCCGCTAGATTATAAAAATTAGGATCTTCTATAACATTATATTTTTTAATGTAAAAAGATTCAAGGTTATATCTTTCTTCTTTACTACATTCTTCTAAAATTTGTCTTTTAAAATTTTCTCTACCATATTTTTTAATGGCTAATTTTAAATTAACTCCACTCCCTAAATATAATCCATAATTCTTTGAGAGGGTTTGATCTCTAGACCCAATATATTTTTTACCATTAACTAAATTAGTAGTTAAATAAATAAAACACTCATTATCCATAATAAACTCCAATAAGTATTCATGTTAGCTCCTAACCCTAATGCCGTAGCATATCTAGGTAAGTTACAAGACCAATATCCGGCTTTTGTTCTATCTTTTTTATTTTTACAATCGTGTCTTGCAGCAAAAGCATTTCTTGCTTCTTTATTACGAATTTTAGCGGATAAACCTGTTGTGTCACCAAAGCTAACTTTTTTTACTTTTCCTGTTTTAGGGCTTTTAACATAAACATAGTATTTTTTAGAACCACCACGTTTTGGTTTACCAAGAGGAACTTCTTTACCTTTAAATTCAGCTTCATCAATTTCAGATTCTTCTAACATTGGTAAATCCAATGGTACAGATTCGTTTTCGTATAAAGCAAACTCCCCCAGATGCGTTTTAATCAAATGCTCATCTTCTTCGCATAGGTCTATGACGTTGCGGGAATACATTTTTCTAGCTTCTTTAATTAGTTTTAAATGCGCATTAGAACCAATTCTAAACACAGTTTCAAATAAAGGTATTTGCTTATCAATATGATATTGCAAATTTTCAGACAATAAAGATTTTACTTTGCTTTCAGTTAGTAAAGGTCCTCTAATTTTTGTCTCACAAGTATTACATCCGCATTTACACATAAGTTATTTTTTAGTATAATCACACATTATATGTGATGGGTATAAACCACCCTGTTTGTTTCTAATATTAATTTTAAATTTGTAAGTAGGTGATTCAAATGTAACATCTACTCTTTTCCCATTACCACCTATACCACCATAATAAACAATAGGAGCAGAAACATCAGATGCTGTATCTGTATATTCTGAATCTATGTTTGAAAATTGAGATGATTTTCCACCTGCTTTAACCATATAATACCCTTCACCAATACCTGATTTTACTAGATTTTTCATTTTAGAAAGATCATAATCAGTTGAAGCACCATTTTGTTCTGAAAAATTAGCATCAGGATAATCATTAAATACTTTACAAAATGTTTCATTATCAATACCAAATGTATCTAATAGTGCTACACCATCTGAATTTGTTACTTTGCCAGATTTAATTTCACTTGCAGGTAAGAATTTAGTTACTCCTGAATTGAAGAATGTTAATGTATTTCCAAATTTAGCTGATAGATAATATTTAGTATCATCTTTTTTAATGGTAATATCAGTTAAAGTTTCAGCAGCACTTCCTTGTGAAAATTCTACTACAGGACCACCAGATTTAAATCCAAGTGGGCGTGATTGATTTTTAGCACCTTCAGGAATTACTTCAAAATTACCAGGTTTTAATCCTAATTCTTTAGACATTTCTATAATTAAATCAGGATACTTATATTGATCTTTATTTACTTCAGAAATACCTTCAGCATTAAATAAATTTAAATCTGCTTCTAATTCACCTTCAAATCCTAAACCTTTTGAATTTACACCTCTACCACCTCTTGAACCTTCACCCCATTTAATTGAGATACCATTCCATTTACCACCTAATAATGGATCTAATTCAATATCTAATTCGTTATTTAAATATTCTTGAAATTTAGCATCACGT